CTCATTACAAACTCATTCCAACCTTCAACCCTTGGACTTTCATGGATATAGGACTCTAAATCAATTATGTCCTGTTGGGATATGTGAGATGGTGTTACTACTTGCTCGTATGCCTCCTCAGGCAATCGACACCAATCTCTAAAATAAACTACATTATTAAAAGCATAACCTGAGCGATATATCTCATGGCTCATTTCTATATCGCAGCACACCAAATAATCTGGTGCCCAATCACGATATAAGGCGTTGCATCCCCAGATGGTTGCATACTTCCGCAAGTCATCTAAATCAAGTCCGAGACGGGATTCGCCGTTACCAAGACATATCACTCTATTCATTTTAATATGCTTTATTTATTTAGTCTTTTTCATCTTTTGATGGGGACGGTTTATACCATCCATCACCCTTTAACATGAAATTTGCAGAAGTTATCATTTTTCTAACATGACCTCCACACTCTGGACAAAATTCTAAAGGTAGTTCATTTGTCTTTTGAAAAACATCAACTATTTCGTGACCACAAGTTTCACATACATAATCATATATTGGCATAAAATAATGACTCCCATGACACAGGAAACTTCTCCTTAGCCAAGTCATATATTTCCCATGCAACATCTCTTGTTTCTTCTTGAGTATCACCTTTACATCTTAAAGTACATACTCGGGCAAACGCATATAATGAACCGGTCCAATACCATTCAGTATATGTGTTCTGTGGTAGTACCATACGGGCTTGTTCCGGCGCTACACCGGCTTCTAATAAGGTTTTATATGTATGCATAGCAAATTCACAAGCCTTTATTACACACCCTCCTGTTCGTTCTGATCGGTTTATCCAATCAACATATTCATCAGACGAACCTTGCTTCTTATCTTCGGCACGACCTCTCCAATGTTCTGGATACCAAAACTCTGGGTCATCATCAACATATCTCCTACTCACTTCATTCCACACCAAACCCACTTGATGTTTCACTAACTGCCGTGCAACAAATATAGGTGCCTTGATATGAAATGATAAGGTTGCATGACCAAAAGGAGTCCAATGGCCATGTTTGGCAAGATAAAGAATTAACTTTTTATCTTTTTCTGTTAGCTCATAGATACCCTGACTAGGAACATTATGTCCCCAATTGGATTTTTTAGCAAACGATACTCTTGCCGCATTGGCTATAGAGAGATCATTTCCCATACTATCTATTAATGTTACTTTCATGGCCAATTTATTGTCATTTGAAATTCTTTGTAAAATTTATCATACTCATATTCGTTGATACATTCTATTTTATAAATCTGTTCACCTAATACATCAACACCACTAGGTACCTGAGTATACATTTTCTCTTTAGCTTCTTTCTCCGTATAGGCATCAATAACATACTCTTTCTTTATTGATTCTAATGTACTAATAACCCACTTAGTCATCAATTAAAGTCTCCACAATGTGACGAATTACACGATAAGGATCTGCATTGGCGGCGGGTCGTCTATCTTCCAGATAACCATTCCAGTTATTGTTTATTGTAAAAACAGGAATGCGAATACTAGCACCCCTATCACTAACCCCATAGCTAAATTTTTTAATAGATTGTGTTTCATATTTACCAATCAACCTCTTTGCATTATCTGAACCGTACTCCTTAATGGCATTTTTATGTACCTTACCTAACTTTTCACAAATTACCTCAAGCTTATCTTGACTGCCGCGGTGTCTCATTTCATCATTAGAAAAGTTGGTATGCATACCAGAACCATTCCAATCACCAGACTGTGGTTTTGGTGCATAGTTAATAGTCACGCCATGTTTCTCTGCGATGCGTTGTAAAATATAACGAGCCATCCATAAATCATCTCCTGCACGAATACCTCTACCTAACACCTGAAATTCCCATTGCCCTAGTGCCACTTCTGCATTTGTTCCAGTGATACCAATGTTGGCGTTCATACAGGCTTCAGCATGACGGTCGACAATCTCACGACCAACCACATTGTTAGAACCTACACCACAATAATAATCGCCCTGTGCTCTTGGTTTACCTTTCTCTGGCCAACCCAATGGGCGACCATCCTTATACATGAAATATTCTTGCTCAAAACCAAACCACCATTCATCACTCACCAAGTTCTGACAATGCGTTCTGGTGTTTGATTCGTGTGGGTCAATACCATTATTATTCAGTACTTCACACATTACATAAGTGCCTTCTAATCCTGGACTGGTTTGTGTTGCATCAGCTCGGATACGATCTATGGTACGATACTCAGCAACAGGATATAATATACAATCAGAATCATCTCCAGTAGCCTGTTGTGTAGATGAGCCATCAAAAGACCACATATCAACATACTCATCTATTTTTACTTTGCTTCTTAATGACTGTGTAGGTTTGTAACCATCAAGCCATACATATTCTAATTTTCTCATTATGTTCCTACCTTCTTTATGTATTTCCAATATTCTGGTTCATTGGGCCAGAATTCGTTTTTCATACGATACCACTGCCAGTCACCATCACCACTTTCTGCTAACCAACCTTGTCTACTGTCATGCATTACAACTTTGACTGCTCGGTGTTCGCCAGTTTGTTCATTTTCTAAAACAACCTGCATACCTCGACGATAGACCATACCCTTCTCACCGAGGTCTTTTATTTTCTTGTAGTATTCATTACTCTTTATCATTCTATGACCTGAAATCCTCCACCATCCAGAGAATAAACAATGCGCTTAATCCCAAAGTCTGTAATAGCGCCCATACAGCCAGAGCATGGTGCAGAAAGTCCAGGTACGAATCCACGTTTTCTATCTCTCTTTTTTACTCTGCTAATGTATATGGTTGCTTTGGAAAGGTCATCTACAGATACTCGTCTTAAACTATTCTTAATAGCGTCTATCTCTGCATGAATGTGTATGTTATGTTCTGTTTTTCCATACTTGGCCTGTAGTGGATGAGTCTTGTAAGAATTATGGCCCAACCCAACTACAGTATTACCAATTACAATTGCTGATGCAATCCTCGCATTACTGACAGGAAGAACATCATGAGCAACTTTGGAAACGAGATCAATATACTTTTGATCCTTCTTCTCTTGCACGGCTCAACTCACCTCGCCAGTTCTTGTTGCGGTACTTCTTCTGGTTGTACCGTGAAGATAACTCATCGCTGAGTTCCTGAAGTTTAGGCAAACAGATATCGTTTGCCCATCGTTGAAGCTCGGCATTGTCATGCTCTAACTTCTTAATTTTTGCTTCTGCCTGCTCATTCTTATATGAGAGGTGAGCTATGCGTCTTTTCGCCTCATCAATATAAGATTCCTTTGGTGGTGCCAATACTTCTTTTTCTGTCATTAGAAATACTCCTTTACCGTGTTTAAAGTTATCCTCTTGAACCTTCTAACCGATACTTTCATAAATGGTTCATAATCTTTTATTAATTTACTGACCTTTGGCCAAATAAATTTTTCTGTGATATCTTTATCAAATCTTTCTCTATACTGTAAGACTTTTTCAAGAATAACTAAAGTCTCTAACGAAATCTTTTTACCAAGATATGCCTTAACAAGTTTAGGATGATTTCCGTTATCACATTTAAATAGTATATCAAATTCGTGGGAAGATGTCAATAGTTTTTCTAAATCATTTTTATAAAAATAATGTAAACTCTGATTTATCTTCTTATGCTCTATCCAGTTTTTCTGTTCAAAGTCACCGATCCATTTTTTACCACGAATAAAGTTGGCAAGGTAATAATCTATGATTTGTGGATCAGATAATTTTTTAGATAGCTTTGCAAATTTGAATTTGTCTTTTCGTTTCTCAAAAGATTCTAAAGTAGCACTAACTTTACCATTATACCTGTGAAAATCATAATCACCACCAAAATGAAGTTTTAGTGCCAGGTAATTTTGATAGCACTCAAATTCGGTCATTAGACTCAAAACAACGAACTCGTCTTGGGTAAGTAATTAAGTGCCTCAGCATCATACTGGATTTTCTCACGCATGGTCTTGTCGATCCATCGTGTAATCGTATGTGCCTCTAATTGATTTTGTTCGCAGTAATACATTACTGCTTCTAGGTGGGTTAGTCTTTTTTCTTTGACTAAATCTTCTATAATAACTGTGAATTTTTTAGGTGTTATTTTTGTTGCCATAATATTTTGTAAAGGTGAACACGCCTATCTCTGGTTCGGCGGTTCGTCAGGTGTGGTGTACTCGGCAGAGACCACTTTTGTTCTTACTCATAATAGATAGATGGGCCCGTTGGATATCAAGGCGGTGCCCATGCCCCGTGAAGAAATTACGCTGCTAGCGCATAGTCCTCAAAGTAATAGTCGTCATTTGCGGCTATTGTTATGTAGACTTATCCTCTTGTAAAATTTCATTCGCTCCGTCGAAATCCGTTTCACCCCCATGTTCGTTTGTTAGTAGTTGCTTTTGCAACTCCCAATTTCGTTCTGGTGGTAATGGACCCCATCCAATACTTCTACTCCATTCGTTTTCGGTATAATAATACCAAGCGGGTTTGGTGGAGGTGCCGGGAATTGAACCCGGGTCCGCAACGCCTACTTTTTTACCGTCGTCAGATTTGTCCACGAAATTATTTATTAGAACGAGATGTTTACAGATACCCCTGCTGTTGCGTCACCTCGTTCCCAATCAGTGTCAAATGGTACAGTGATGTTTGGTACTATTGTTGTGTTGTCAGCAACGGACCAAGAGTAACCAAAACCAAGTTCTGCACCTGTATAATCAGTTTCATTAATATCAAACTTGAAAGTAGAGCTTGCATCAATACCAGCGATGCCGTAAGATACCTTCATTTCACCATCAAACTGCGAGTCTGTGACATTCCAATCGACAGAAGGAGCAATACTCATGCCCCACATATCGACGGATGTGTCAATACCGACTACATTATCATCATCAGCGTGATGGTCCAAAGATACTGAACCAGATAGGCCACCCATAAGTGATGTGCCATATGAGATTCCAATATCTACGGTGTCACTATTCTTTAAAGAAATACCACCTACCCCAACGGTAGTTTCTCCACCGTCCTGGTCATAACCAACCGATACACCACCGGCAGTCACGGACATATCGTGTTTCCAGTCGGTGTCTGCTGCTGTTGCAGCCAACGGTAGAGCACAAAATAGTGCGATTAAAGTCTTATTCATAACTTCTCCTATATGTTGTAAAAAGACGACAAGTGTTGTAAACTTGTCATAGTTATTTATCTAACAACGAATCCTATTCTTGGGTTATTTAAATCACCATCCCCATCATCATAAGATTCTACCCATCCGTAACCATCTTCCATAAACGATGTAATGATTGATTCACTATCTTGCCATATGGGAATCATAGTCTCATATGTCTCACCATCACCTGGATCTGGATTAGGTCTTAAATGTATCTCTATAATATTTTCACCAATCGTTTCCACATTTATTCTCCTTACATCGCCCAACTCATAGAAAAGTGAGGAAAGTGGTATTGAAAAATCTGTTTTATACCAAGCTGTAAACCTAGATAAGTTTGATCTATTTTTAATACCTTCATAAGATATGCAAGGTCTCCAAAATGGAGGTTTATCTATATACCACTCATAATCTATTGAATAATGTTTTCCTTCAAAATACTCACACCAAAAATAACCAGGCGGTACGGCGTTGTTTTCTGGTACTAACCATTTTCGTTCTGCACCAAGACCCATACCAGCCAGGTTATAAATTGGCCGTACTATATAATAACCTTTCTCAGGAACATTTATTCCTGCAGGACCACATTGGTATCCAAGTTTTTCTGCTAACCATAATTTATTAAACCATTTGTGATGTTGTGGATATTTTATCCAAGCATCATAATCTTCCATTAAAGATTCTCGTAAAAATCATCCATCATTGTTTCTAATTTTGGAAGATAATCAGAAGCTTTCTTTTCAAAACATTCTACCTGACCATCTTCAGCGACCATCATAACAACAATATCCTCAATCGTTTCTCCTGTGTGTTCTTCATACATAGATGCATATGCCGCACACTGAATAAAATAATCTTCTATCCATTCTTCCTTTTTCATAGTTGTGGCAGTTTTAAAATCAACCACAGCCAATGTATCTTTATATACACCAATAAAATCACAGCGACCTGCCACCTTATACTTTGGTGAATACATACTTTGTTCTTGTAATACTACTTTCTTAATCTTCTCATCAAGGTGTGATTTCATTTCACCGAACATACAATATGCAAGAAAATTCTTTTCCTTATGGTAACTTATATCTTCAATACCATTTAAATAATCTTCACATATATTATGAAAGGCAGTACCACGCCTAGCGGCCTTACCAGAAACAATACGAGCTTGTTCTTCACCAATACGCTCACGCCAGGCCTGTAAACCTTTTTGCTTACCAGGCTGTTTACCTATCACCGTAGTAATAGAAGGATACTTATTACCATCAGGCGCTTCATAAAAACGCATTCCATTATGGGTATGTACGACCAATTCAGGCCAGTTTATTTCTGTATTCATAATATAATTATCTCATAAAGGTAAATGAATGTCAAGCATTATCCGTTTTGATTCCTATATTAGTTTTTGCTATCAGATAAGACCTAACAAGTCCACTTCTAATAATATCACCAATACCGAATTCAACAACTTCAAATTCTTTCATTTCTTCTAAAATAGCTAAAAAATTATGGTAACCATCACGGTCACCATTATGTTTGCGGAGATCAGATTGTGCCATATCACCTGCAAACATTATCTTACTATTTTGACCAACTCTAGTCATAATAGTATCTAATTCTTGAAAAAGTAAATTAGAAGCCTCATCAACTATAATAATGCTTCTATCAAATGTTTGACCTCGCAGAAAGGAGGTTGAGTAAAATTCTAATGATCCTTGACCAGCAAGTTTATCATATAATGTTACAAACTCTTGTTCGTTTGGCATTTCAAACAAATATCTTACCAATATGCGGTAAGGATCTTGATAAAGTAGGCTCTTCTCCTCTAGTGTTCCTGGAAGATAACCTATATCTCTTGATGGTAGTAATGAACGAACTAAAACTACCTTATCATATTGAGAATTTTTATCCAGTACTTCTTTAAAGGCTAGATGTAATAATATAAATGTTTTACCTGTCCCGGCCGAACCAGAAAGAAAAAGATTCTTACCTTCTTCATAAGCCTTAAAGGCCTTCTCCTGGGCAGGTCCAACAGGTTCTATTTTTACTAAACTGTCTTTATTAATATACATCTTTTTATGTCTACTCAAAATGAGTCCTCCTATAAGACATTCAATAATATTTATTAAATGTCGATGGTTGACCCAGGATTATTATCTCTTATTCTCCGTAATGTATCTTTCCAACCTTCATCTGTGCCATGGCCACCACTATGGCCTGAATGATCTCTACCACTAATAATAGAATTGGGGTTGGGAACAAATACATGAACCCAACCCTCTTGTTTAAGCACTTCCATATCAGCAATAGTACAACTGATATCTTCTGCTTCTCCCGTTACGGGATTTACCATACGGTAGTTAGGCATTACTGTTGAATCTTCCAACTACCGTCTGCCTGTCGGCAAGCAGTACCATAAGCCTGTTGAGGTTTACCACCAATGGTTACGGTTTGTGTAAACTCACGGCAAGGTGTACCGTTAGATGCTACAACTGTTCGTGTTGGAGTTGTGTACCCACTGTTACCGGTGTTGGGGTTGCGCCAAGAACTTGAACTGTTGTCAGGTGCTCGTTCAAGTGCAGTCTGGAAACTCTGCCCCATCATAAGACGGTCACGTTCATCCAACTGTTGTCCAATCTGATTACCCAACATCGCACCAAGACCGATACCAAGCACTGTCCAGATTTCTTTGTTACTTGAGTTCTGTCCAAGACCGTAGGCCAAGCCGCCGCCCAAAAGAGCACCAGCTGCGGTGCCAGTGTCCTGTTTTGAATATGTACCAGCACAGCCAGTCAACAGAATTGATGCTGCTGCGATTGTAATTGCTAACTTCTTCATTTACTTCTCCTTCAAAAATATGTGATTACCAATATGGGCAGTTTGTGTCATACTCCCTACCCAGTAAGGTTCTACACTTTCGCTATGATAGTGTGTTGCTCCATTCGTAACATCATCCTCTATCAGTGACATAATGGCATAGAAAACTGATTTCATCCAGACACGACGATTTTCTTTAGTGGACAGTTTTATTCTGTCACTCTTACCGTCATGGGTCCAACTGAATTGTTTTTCTTGCCAGACAACATCACAGATGCTACCAGGCCACTTAGGACTCTCTACTCTATTTAGAACTACCTGTCCCACACCGAGTTGCCCTAAATCGGGTTCACCTCTACTCTCAAAGTAGATATTCTGTGCGGCACAATAGAGTTCATCTCTATTCACATTAGCGGCATCATCGTAACCGTGTTTCGCCAATAGTGGTGATAGAACTGTCATTACAGCAAACAAAATTGATACTGATGGTTCCATTATTTCTCCAATTTGTGACTTTCGTTAGGTCGATAGTCAGTCGGTATACCTTTATCTTGTGGATCAAATGTCTGAACGCCAACGTGTTCAATACCCAAATGATGAATAAAGATAATCAACTGTCTTTCTTCTAACCCCATAGAATATAACATACGAGCCGTGATGTGTGACCAACTCTTTAGTGAGGTAAGATATCTTTCTTGATCTGCACCAAACCAATCTCGTTTAGGTCGTTTCTCTGCCATGTTCTCGGCAATCTGTCTCACTTGCCAGTCTGCCCAATGACCCTCAGCCATTATTCAATTCTTCCATAGCTTCTTCATAGGCATCTGGCCATTTCTCTTTCAACCATTTCACATAAGAATGATAATCACCTTCTATAGAACTACCTTGATAGTTCATATCTGGACCATCAGCACGCTGCTTATAGCCTCGTTCTATAGTGACTTCAAAATCATAGCCATCATTCCATAAAGTGATTTCTTCTAGGTTATCACCTTCATCGGCATTGCCTTCCATTTCATTGTGCTGAAAACTATATTCAAAATCAATATAATCACCAATAGCATACATTACCGCTTCATGTAGTAATTCAATATCAGGGACCCCAACATTTAGAGTTTCAACCATTGATAATATCCTGTGTTGTCATTTGACTTATCTGATGCATCTCCATATCTTCAATCTCTTGAAGCTTATCTCTCGCTTCAGCAATAATCTGTATCTGACTATCTACTGATGCAACGATATCTGGATGTTCTGCAACACCCGCTGGATGATTGAGGTATACTGCCACATTAGTACGGGCACAATCTATCTCTGCTTCATATTTTCTTCGTAAAGAATTTACTATCTGTTGACTAAGCATTATATACCTCCTCAAATTCTTTATACAATTTAGATTCTAAACGATACGCCTCTTTCTCCCAAGGTTGGTCGTTATAGTTCATTCGTTCCTTGAATCTTTTAGTTTTCCACTGAACACCTCCAGTAAAATAATCGAACAGTTCACCTCTGGCAAATTGTTTTAGATGCACACATTCATGGGCAAGCCAAGTAAGTATTTGTGAAAAACTATGTTTAGTTGATGCGTCTAACTCAATACAAAACTCTCTAGGTTTATTAAGCTCGCCGGCGATATGACAGAATCCGTAAGCATCTTCTTTCTCTTTCAAGTCCTTTGTCAGTTTGATATCTAAAGATATATGTCTCGCCAGACGACCACCTAATAACTTATACACATAGAAATAGGCCGCATTGGTAAGATTTTCTACCAATGCCTTATTCTGAGTTCGATAACCTTCAATGTACAAGATCATCTTCTATCTCCTGCTCCCAATAGCGACAATAAAAATGTTCACCAAGGGCATCTATTTCCTGTTGAGGATAACCATTCTCAACCAGCCATTTTTTTACATCCTCTACACCTTCTGGTAACGGTTTAGGAAATCCGTATCTCCAACCAGAAGGAGGATCAATCATTTTAATCTTTATCCTCGCCTCACTGTACAGGTTCATCTTCTTCAAGCTCCTTAAAGATGTATTGAATGATATTATCTGTACCCTGTATAAGTTTTCGACATTTTTCAATATCATCAGGACCATGCTCAGAAATCACCACTTTCTGATCTGGGGTCTTGATCTGCAACTTCTCAATTTTGGGCATAATTATTGACATATTGGGCTCTCCTAGTTATTGCAATATATCATATATTATACCACATATGGGCAAAAAGGTCAATAGCTGTAAGTCATTGATTTATAAAGGAAAAGGGAATTAATTTTCCCTGTAAAATCAAGTACTTACGGGAACGGGCGGGAGGCAGACTCCCTGTAACTCATTGATTTATAAAGGAAAACTAAACCTTTATGCTGGTTCAAAATTATCAGTCCAACCATAAGCTTCTTGGACTGCGTTGGCTGTTAATCCTTTATATTTTTTGCTGAGATTCTTATCTTTAGCACAAATTATCAATTCAGCTTCATCTCTATGGAGACCTTCAAGCATCTGAATAAACAACATCTCTCTCCGGGCCCTATTAATATTTGGATTGCCTATAACTGGTTCCATATTAACATTATCTCGATGCATTTTCACATAATTATGACATTTATAAATTTCTCGATATAATTTGGTATGTTCTGTACCATCAGGTGCTTCATTTGGAATAAATGGAACATCACCTTCTGGCAACAACCATTCAATATTTGGGTCTAGTGCAGCCTTCAAAAACATCTCAAAAGCTTGTGATCTGTGTTCTCGCAATACAGCAATTTTCTTTGGTTTATCCTTTGCATTATTCACCTTAGTGCAAATCTCAGCAAACGATGGTGCATATGTTGATTGTTCTGGCATTTCAAAAATCTCCTAAATTATCTAACAATTTTGTAAGTTTATTATCAACAAAATAATTAAGCAAGTTGGACCTATCTCCCACTTTTGCTTCATTGTACTGTCTATTTATATCAGCCATAAGTTCGTCTGGAATATACCCCAAGTCAATCAAAGTTTCATT